CATTTAGTACAACCTACTTTTTTTGCCTCTTCAATATCCACAGAGACCTCAACTGGTTCAAAATCAAATAGGGGTTGTTCTTCAAGTACTGGTTCATCATATACTTCAACTTGGTTTAAAAAATTTTGTAGTAATCTTTGTCCGTGTTTGATTTGTTGTGGACATTTTACACATACGTTATACTTGGGATTGAAATTTTCTCGTATCAATCTTTCCATCTCTTTTGCTTCAGCAGCAGTAAATCGGTTCATTCCTGTGAACCTTGCCATTTCATTATAAATTGACCTTGAAATCATATATTGTTTTTTTATAAATATATGATTATTTATTTTGTTGTGAATAAAAAGGTGAGGAGGGTCTTAGAAAAAAACTGAATGTGAAACGACTAATTAAAAAATGTTGCCCTCCTACACCTATAGTGAATCAGTAATTATAAATATTACTTATCTGCCATAAATTCATCAATCTTGTCCAATCTATCCCCCAATTCTTTTGAGTAACCAAATTCAACATAATCAACGATTACGTTGGTTACAGCTACAAGTTCTTTGAGTGTGATACATTTACCACAAGAGTTTGACCAATCAAGAACAAGTTTCATTGATGATTGAGATGCGATTTGTCTAGAAGTGCTTTGTTGTCCCATAATGATTTTAATTTAAGTTATTTAATGTATACTCAAATATAGTGGATATCTATTAGAGTGTCAAATTATTTTCTTCATTTCTTCTCTAATTTTTTTCAATTCGTGAAAAATAAGACAATGGGACATTTCTAATTCTTTTCCTATCTCACGTAATGTTTTTCCTTTGTTATAGTATTCCCCCCATATGAAGTCCTGAAAGTGTGTCTTGGGGATTTTAACGTATGCTCTGTCTATTCTTAAGTACTTCTCTTCAATGTCTTTTTTTAATTCAATGCCATCCTCTTCTGTGACTTCCATATTGTCATAGTAAATATTCTCTTTTAAACGATTATTTTTATGAAATGGACTTGTACTACTATGTACGTTGTTTTTGACCGCCCTGATGAAATAATAAACAAAATAACCCTCTTTTATCACCTTCTCCACTTTGGTTCTGTTTTCCAAAAATGAAATTGCTAGTTCACTAATCAATTCTGGTTTGAGATGATAGTTGGGTTTAATTATATTATCTATTATTTCGTCATATATTGTGTTCTTCGTGGCTATCTCTTCCAGAATTTTGTTTAGCATTAATATACAAATTTAAAGGATAATGAATAGAACGAATTTTAGACCCTAATTCTTGGTCGTTGGGGGTAAGTATTATAAGATTATTAATATGGTCTAAAACCTCATCAAAATTAACAGTAAGAGTATTTTCAATGGATTCATGTAATACCCTAATCTCCTCCCCTAAACTACTGTCATTTGGATTTTCTTCAATTGCTTTTAAAACAAATAATAGGATTGTTAATATCATTCTTCTCTCTTTATATATAAATATCATCAAACATAAGAAAAAATAAATAAATAACATTGACAACATTTTCATTTTAGCTTATATTTATAATTGTAATTACGTTACGATGTAGTTACCCCTTCTGTAGTAATTCCAGGGGACTTATATCTACAGACCTCACTATTCATGTTAGTGTTGAGAAGGGTTCACCTTACCTTTGTAACTAATATTGGTTATGGGGGGAGGGGGGGACTTACCCTTTTCCTTCTCTTCATAGGATTAATAAGATGCTCTAGCAACTAGTAATATAGAATATAAATTACATTAAGCACTAGCATTAAAAATAATTATTTCTATTTAATATTTTTCTGATTTAAGTATATTTATATAGTAAATTACTTATTATGATTGATAAAGAAAAAAATAGACAGAAAGCCAAGGAATGGAGATTGAATAATCCAGAGAAAGTTAAACAACATAATTCTTATTGGAATACAAAACGTTTAGTTGAAGCGAAAGAGTTAAGAATTAAAGAAATGAAAGAAGAAGGTCTTGACTGGTATCCCCTATATAAATTTGAAGATAGATATATTGTTAATAAGTTGGGAGTTATTAGATGTGCTAAGTCATATAGAATTAAAAAGTGTAGACATGATAAATATGGTTACTTGGTGACAACCATTGATGGCACAACTTATTTGGTACATAGATTAATTGCATTCACATTTATCCCCAATGATAGACCTGATACTCATAGGGAAATTAATCACATAAATTCACAGAAAGACGATAATAGAATAGAAAATTTAGAATGGTCTTCAAGGAGTGAAAATATGAAACACTACTTCAGTATTGGTAGAATGCAATCAAATCTAAAAAATTGGACAAAAAAGAGAGATGAGAGAAACAAAACTATGTAGTAGGTGTGGTATTGTTAAACCACTTAATGAATTTGGGATTGATAGAAAAAAGAGTTTAGGTGTTTCAACCTATTGTAGAATTTGTAATCGTGATAAACAACGTGAACGAAGATTATTAGAAAATCCAAATTGGGTATTAAGAACCTATAAAGAAATTAAGAAAGAAGTTATTGAAGAACATGTTCAATTATCAAAAGAATTATTAAAGATTCTTGGATATGATGTCAATGGGGAAAAGTCAGTCCATCAACAATTTATGGAAAGACACTTTACTTGATTGATTTTTTATATATAATTATATTGTATTAAGGTTATTTAATATAATATTTCAAACCCTTGACAAGTCCCTATAACATAATGTCAAGGGTTTTTTTTATCTCAAACTTCCACCTTTCTTATATCTTATACCACTATCTCTTAAGTACTTCCAAACCGCTGCCCCATTAGAAGGTGTCTTACCTACATACCAAGAACCGTATTTGTTTTCACCTGAAGTAATACAAGTTGCTTTACCACTACTTACATTTAAGAATGTTTGAAATGGAACATCAAAGTATGTATATATATCCCCCTCTTGAAATTTGATAACCATCTCTCTGGTCTCATCTTCGTATAAGATTGATTTAACATTACTACTCTTCAAGTTATTAGCTCTCCATTTTTTGAATTGTTCAAATACATAATCAACCTTTTCTTCGGTTAATTCTGTTTCAAATAATTCTTGCAAAAAATTGAATTTAAAGTCGTCTGATAACTTGGGATGATTCAATATCTCATCTATGTTCCAATCGTTTGTCATATCCAATTTAATTAATGTCTCCGTAGATTGCACCACCACAACCTGAACAAGGATTTATGTTTCCATAAGGTTCAACCCAATTAACAATATTTCCTCTTGTTGTTGGGTATGGCATATACATTCCACTGAAATAACTTTGAGCCGTTTTTGGCATGTTATCCAAAGCATTTGGATTGTCATATTGTGGGAATACACCAGGGTGGTCTAATAACCACTTAATCATTCTTCTTTTGTAGAACTCAGCTAAATCCAAAATATTTGAACGAAGGAATTTAATCTCATCCAATTCTGAAGCTGTTGAGTATTCTGAATTTTCTTTTGAGATTGCTTTATTCGTTGCCTTATAGTTCAAGAATGGGAACATTAAATAGAAAGCAAATTGAGCTACCATTGGTTGAACGTAATTTCTCAAGAATGTAGATTCATCACTATTCAAGTTATTATTCTCAACCCCATCTTTTAATCTATCGTAGAACGTCTCACCGATACCCTCTTGGAGATAAGTATCTTGATCCATTATGATATATGGGGAAATCTTGTCATCATCCACGTTATCTTCAATCGGAGTATTCTGACGAAGATATGTGGTTGATATGAAATATACTTTAGGTGTAAAACTCATAACTTTAATTATTATAATCTACATATTGTTTATCCGTGTCCACTCTACTATCTGCAACTGATAAAGGTTCTTCTTGGTTGGTTAGTATTCCTGATTTATCAGCTGAAGTATAATCAAGTAGGGTTATTTTTTCTGTAAAACCAATGGTCTTTAACAAACTATTTATTGCTTCTTCAATTTGATTTTGACGAATTGCTATATAATACATTTGGAACTCAGCCATTAGTTCTTTTCTTTCATCTGATGAACCCAATTTACCTGGTTGGAATGATACCAACTGAACAGGCATTTCGTGTGCTTGTGTGATATTCTTTTCAACATTATCCTGTAACATAATGAATCTGTCATCAGAGTCATTTAATTGGATTGGTATTAGTTCAGGTTTTTGGTCACCACCATCCGAATACGTCAAAATAATTTTTCCGCTATTCTCAGAACCTTTGTAATTACGTTGGAATTCTCTGAAGAATTGATTCTGCTCATCCTGAGTTGGGATTCCTGTTGCAAAG